TAATAATGGAAGTCCTGGTGGCACTATAATACAAAGAAATGATTCTTTTATTGAATATGAAGATGGTGGAGGTAATACTCTTGATGCCTCTATCAATATTGATAAAGGAAAATTCTTAAATGTTAGGGGTAATAAATGTTCGTTTGTTGTTGGAGAACCAATACCACCAGCACCAATAACCGGAGGATTAACTGGTGGAACATCTAGAGATGGTGTGACTTACGAAGGTCCTGCTCTTACAAGTTATATTCCCGGTTATATTTCTCCAGTTTTTCAAAATGTTCTGACTCCAACAGATGAAATTCAAGGAAAAACCTGGATTATGACCTGGAAAAATGTTGATTTTCCGGAAGATGGTCAATATGATTTAATTACAAAGGCAGATGATTTAGTAATTATTCGAGTTGATGGAGTAGAAGTGGGGAGACACAATCTAGGTGTCGATGGAGAGAATTTTAAACAATCCTCGTTTAATGCAACAAAAGGAAAGAGGACTTTGGAATTAGAACTTTCAAACCTTAGTTTCCCAAATACAGGATTTCCAGAAAATCCTGTTTATACTTCTGTAGAAATTAATAAAAATGTTTCACTTCTTCGTACAGGTTCTGGAAAATCGTGGGATGAAAATCCTATTGGTGTTGGTGCGATTCTTATTCCACCACCTTGCCCAAGAAAAATTAGTGGTAAAGGTGTTGTAACTGATATTATCCCAACTTCTCCTGGTAATGGATACTTACCACCAGTTTCACCACTACCACCTCCACCAAGCACTGTATCAGTAACTCCATCTGACGTTCCTGGCGCTGCCGCTGGTGCTCCTGGCGCTGGTGTTGCTCCACCCGGCGCTGGCGTTGGTGCTCCTGGCGCTGGCGTTGGTCCTCCTGATGCTGATGTTGGTGTTTCTCCCACCATTATCACAGTAGTCCCACCTTCAGGAGCACCAACAGGTATTAATGCACGATTTATACCACAATTTGAGGTTGTGAGAGATCCAATTGTAGTAAATCCCCAACAACTTTTACAAGTGACTGACCTTGTAGGTCTCAAGCAAACTGGTTATGTAAATGGAAGACCTTACTATGGTTCTGTGTATTATGATAGAGGTATTCGTTATGCAGGTTTCTATGAAACTGTTGGAGAACCAGTCAGAGTATATGATACTTTGAGAGAAAGTATTACCGCACAAGTTACTACTTCACCTTCTGCAATTTTAAGACAAGGTACTGATATAAGAAGTAATGATCCATTACTAAATATTCCAGGAACAGTTCAATCAACATTAAGTAGTAATAGTATTGTTGGTGCTGGAGATATTTCTACACCTTCAGTTCCTTTTACTCAAGAACCAGTTCAAGATCCAATTTATCCAGTATCCTTAAGATTAAAACGAGTTCTTGTGCAAGATCGAGGAATCAACTATAATGTAACTGATAAAATCAGAGTTATTCCAAGTAATGGTGCTATTCTTGAACCAATTTTTGGATCTTTTGGAAGAGTAGTTAAAGTTGCTGTTATTGATCCAGGTTTTGGATTTACAGAATATCCAAGAATTGAAATGTATACACCTTTATAAGTAATCATATGGCAACTCCTCAAAATAGAAATAAAACCTCCAATCCAGACTCTCAAGCAAAACAGAATTATGATGCAACTAGTTTGGCGACTAGATTTGGATCATTTATTATGGGTCTTGTTTCTGCTGATAGTGCAGTCACATCTGATGTTTGTATTCAGGCATCTGATGGAAGACATGCAATTAATTTGGACAAGGATGGTCCAAGAAAAGGATGTAGTCAAATTACTGCACCCGGAAGAATTTCAATCCAATCTGGGCAAGATAGACAAGAAGCAGAAGATACTCTATTCATTAATGCACTAAATGGTAATATTGACATTATTGCATCTAATGGTAAAATAAGATTGCAAGGAACTGATATAGAACTTATTGCAAGAGGTTCGGGTGGAAGTAAAGGCAATATTCGAATGAAAGCAAGTGAAAATATTGAACTTGATGCAAAAAAGGTTCTTGTTAATGCAACAGTAATGTATAAACTCGCAACAGCAGGAACTGCAGAAATTGTTGCAAATAGTGCTATGACAATCTATTCATCGTGCATTCGTGGAGTTACTGATGCTGTAGCAAATCGTGACTCAAAGATTGGTGGTAAAGCTTTCCATGAAGAATGCAACAAAACAAACTAAAAAGTAAAGGAGAAAACTTATGTCATTTTTATTAGACGATTGTGCATTTGGTGGACAAGCAATGTGTGGTGCAGGACAACCAGTAGCACTTGGAGTTGGAGCAGAAGAAAAAATCAGAGGTTCAATGTTTGTAGAAGCACCAATGCAGGTGGGAAAAGCAGGTGCTTATAGAGAACGTCAAGCAACATTAATGGTTGGGCAAACTGAAAATGTAGATTGTGACAGTCCAGATAGATCTCTTTTTGTAAAGGGAGATGTAAAAATTGAAGGAGATGGAAGAACATCTAATGCTGTGTTCATCACAGGACCAACAACCGATGTTCTTTATATTGATGGAGATGTTTTTGTTACTGGTGATGTTGATTGTGGAAATAAAGGTAGATTAGCAGCTAGATTTGCAGTGGCAGATTCTCTACCAAAACCATTTGATATGAGTCATCCATCAAGGGGAGAAGGGCATCGTCTTCGTTATGCTTGTATTGAGGGACCAGAAGTTGGAGTTTATTTCAGAGGTAGACTTACAAATAGAACAGAAATAGAACTTCCTTTATATTGGAAAGATTTGGTTCATATTAATAGTATTAGTGTTCAGTTACAACCTATTGGTGCTCATCAAGATATTATTGTTAAAAGAACTGATGAGAAAAAAATATATTTACAAGCAAAGGGAGGAATGCCCATTGATTGTTATTATCATGTTTATGCTGAAAGAAAAGATTGTAATGCACTTGTGGTAGAGTATGAAGGAGAAACCTATGAGGATTATCCAGATAAAGATTACAAAGACCCACAATATGCTAATAGAGTCAACACAAGAACTGCATAAATTCCCCTTGACAACCGCCCAAGGACCTGCTATGATAAGCAGGTAATCAAAAACAAACCGAATGCAAGACGAGTTCCTGACCCGATGTGTGGTTGACCCTCTCAAGCGTACAGTGTATCTCTATTCCAGTGATGGTAATGAGAAGCAAGTGTCCTGTGAGACTGTTCAAGAGTTTATGAATGTGCTGGACTTCGTTCGTTCTACTGTTGATGAGAATACTCTCTCATATGCAAATCCACTTTAAGTTCCATTTTGGAGGGTAAAAATCTCCGGTAAAATTTTACACACGATACTTTTTTATGAATCCTTCTCGCATTGATATTAAATCACTGAAAGAACAAACGGTGAAAACAACACCAGAAAATGTAAAGGAATCAAATCAGGCATTGTTTAGTTGCACGATGACCTTACCAGCAGCAGCAAAACATTGTGGTATGACACACAAGGAAATGAAAATGACTTTCCTTGAGTATTTAAAGTATCACCCCATAACTTATTTGGGGTGAGTTTTTATGGGAGCATGGCGTAATTGGTAGCCGCACCAGACTTAAAATCTGTTGGTCTTTAGACCGTGGGAGTTCGACCCTCCCTGCTCCTACTAAATAATAAAAAAACCAATGCAATATAAGATTACAACCTCTTATAATTGGTATGAGACGGAAGAGGATAAGTTCATTATTAAAACATATCATATAAATGGAATTCCGTTTACTTTTGATGAAATTCCAACTCTTGTACAAGATGACCCAGAAGTTATTGCCTGGGCAGATGAGCAACTTACAATGACTCCTGAAATTCTTTATAAGAAATCATTTTATCTGATAGATGAGCAATGTCATCCTTGTTTATTTGAAATGAATATAGAAAACCCCGAAGTTCTTGATGAATTGGTATAAAGATGATTATAAATCTCTGGTTTAATAAAGATATGAATCAGTGGAGATGGACTCTTACCGATCCAGTTACTTTTGATATGGAATCAGGTCAAAGTGAAAATCTTCGTGATGCTATGAATGATGTTGCAAATACAGTAGAATATCTTATCAGCAAATCATAACATAAGTAAGTAAATATACCCAGTGAAGGACGAATTTTATATAGATAAAGTGAAGAAGTGCGAAGTAAAAGATTTACTGAATACTTTTCACTATCTTAAAGACGAATCAAAAGATTTTAAAGTTAGTCCTTACTCTTATGGATTATTCCGATCATCTACTACAGATATCCTGCATATTGGTGGGTGCCTGGGTGTTTGTATCTTTACTGGTCTCCCCGTCCCCGAAATAGCAGTAGGTGCATTTGGACTCCAAAGGAATGAACAGGAAGGTCTATATGAACTCTCAAGACTTTGTATTCATCCCGATGTTCAAAAAGAAGAATATAATATCACATCCTGGTTCGTAAGTCGTTGTATCAAGAGGTTTCGTAAAGATGCAAATGTTCGTTGTATTCTTAGCTACGCTGACAGTTCTCGCCATCACGGAACTATCTACCGTGCTTGTAATTTCAAATACTATTCATTAACAGACTCCAAGAAGGACTTCTACTATGCTGATGGTACGAAGCACTCCAGAGGGTCTGTGAAGGGTGCTGAGGGAGAATGGAGAGACCGTAGTAGGAAGCATAGATATATGATGATATTTGATAAAGAACTTCAAAAACGATTGATGTGGAAAGAGGACAAATGGTTTGATAATAAGGATGATACCAATTAGTTACCTCCTTATGGGGGTTTTGTTGTATGATAAATAACTCATAACGGAAACTATAAAGATAGTAAAATGGGATTAAGTCGTCTTGATAATTTTCTTAAGAGTATACGTGGAAACATCATTTATGTAGATCCTAACAGTCTTGATGCAACTGATTCTATTCAGAACGTAGGAAGTTCATTAACACGTCCGTTTAAGACAATTCAACGAGCTCTTATAGAGTCATCACGATTTTCTTATCAGCAAGGATTAAACAACGACAGATTTGGAAAGACAACGATTCTTCTATATCCTGGTGATCATACAATTGATAATCGTCCTGGATGGATTCCTGATGGTGCAAATAATTATAGACTTCGCAGTGGAGCAACAAGTAATGACTTTCCACCGTTTGATTTAACTACAAGTTTTGATTTAACAGATCCGAATAACCAACTTTATAAACTTAATAGTGTTCACGGTGGTGTTATTATTCCTCGTGGTACTTCTATTGTTGGTCTTGATTTGAGAAAGACGAAAATAAGACCTTTATATGTACCAAAACCAGATAATGATAATATTGAGAGATCTTGTATCTTTAGAGTCACTGGTGCCTGTTATATTTGGCAGTTCTCACTTTTTGATGCAGATCCAAATGGAACCTGCTTCGTTGATTATACAACCAATCAATTTGTCCCTAACTTCTCACATCATAAACTTTCTTGTTTTGAGTATGCGGATGGTGTAAATGATGTAAGCATTGATGATACTTTCCAAACATACTCTACAGATCGCACTGATCTAGAAATGTATTATGAGAAAGTTGGACTTGCATATGGTCAATCATCAGGTCGTGCAATTCAACCTGATTATCCAAGTTCTGGTCTTGATATTCAACCAAAAATTGATGAGTTCCGAATTGTAGGATCTACAGGAGAATCTACAGGAATTTCAAGTATTCGTGCTGGAAGTGGTATTATTTCTACAAAAATCATTACAGTTACTACTAATAATGCAGTTCCTGGATTAGATGTTGATACTCCATTTAGAATTGAAGGTATTACTGCACCAGGATATAATGGTCAATTTGTTGTAACTGAAAAATTAAATGATACTCAACTCACATATCAAGTACAAAATGCACCAGTAAATCCACTTCCTGCAGTTACAAACGCTCGATTATCACTTCAGTCAGATACTGTTACTTCTGCATCACCATACATCTTTAACATATCTCTACGTTCTGTTTTTGGTATGTGTGGATTAGTTGCAGATGGAAGCAAGGCAACCGGATTTAAATCAATGGTTGTTGCACAATTCACTGGAATTGGTCTACAAAAGGATGATAGTGCATTTGTGGTTTATGATGAAATCACTGGAACTTATCAAGATAACACTGTTACTGGAAATGAAACTTTAAGTAACAATTCAAGAGCAATCTTTAAGCCAACATATCGCAACTTTCACCTTAAAGTTATTAATGATTCAATCATTCAGGCAGTATCAGTCTTTGCAATTGGTTACGCAGATCATTTTCTTGTTGAAAGTGGTGGAGATATGTCCATCACCAACTCCAACTCTAACTTTGGTGCAAAAGCACTGGTTGCAGAGGGATTTAAGAAAACTGCATTTCCACAAGATGATCAAGGATACATTACACACATCATCCCACCAAAAGAGTTCTCAAGAACTGAAAAAACAATTGAGTTTAATGCAATTGATGTAACTACAACTGTTGGTGTTGCATCTACAGGACACTTATATCTTTATGCTCAAACTAATATTGATGCTCCACCTCAAAATGTTCTAGAAGGTTATCGTGTTGGTGCAAAAGAGAATGATACTCTGAATGCAATTATATCAGTCGGTGGAACAGCATCTTCATACAGCACAAGAATTGTAATGCCTGGTTCACAAACCAGTTCTGAAAAGATTTTCACTGTTAATAGATCCGCTGGAGGAATTAATAGTATTACCTCAAATACTTTTACTTTAAATGCTCCACATACTTTTGCAGAAGGTGAAAGTATTCGTATTTTAAGTGATACTGGACAACTTCCTGATGGAGTAACTCCAAATAATGTTTATTATGCAATTACTGCGGGAGTTGGAACAAATCAAATTAAAATTGCACAAACACAAAATGATGCAATTAATTCTCAACCATTAACTATTAACAGTAATGGTGGAACATTAAGTATTGTAAGTCGTGTATCAGATAAGAATCCTGGAGAAACCGGACATCCAATTCAGTTTGATACTACCCAAAATCAGTGGTACATTAAAGTCGCAACAGCAACTACTGAAAATGCAATCTACTCAACAATTGTAAGTCTCGGAACTACTTCTTTAGGTGCTGCGACTCCAAGAACTTATATTAGTCGTCTTGTAGATAATCGTAACGTAACAGATACAATTTATCGTGTTCGTTATGTTCTTCCCAAAGATGGTTCAATTGCTAAACCACCAAGTGATGGATTTATTATTCAAGAATCTAATACATCTATTGGATCTACCAATTCTGAAATCCAAACTTATTTTGGAAGTGGTTCAATATCAAATGTAAAACAATTAAGAAACTTTAAGTTTATTGCAAATGCAGATTGGAGTTCTAATGTTGCAACAATCACAACAGAACTTCCTCATAATCTTTCAGTTGGTTCTGAAGTTGAAATTCTACAAGTTAAGAGTACCAATAATACTGCTGGAACGGCAAATCTTGGATTTAATGGAACTTACACTGTCACTACAGTATCTGATTCCAAGACCTTTACTTATGCAGAAACTACCGATCCTGGTACATTCACAAATGATACGACTTTAAGAACAACAGCACTACCTTACTTTAGAAGAAAGAAGTTTAATAATACTTATGTTATTTTTAGAAGTGAGGAAGCACAAAAATATATTAATGGAGAACAGGATGGAGTTTATTACTTAACTCTCACGAATGCATCAAACTCTCCAAGTATTACACCGTTTACAGAAGAAAAGTTTTCACAACCAATTAAAGAACTTTTCCCTCAAATCAATCGTGATAATCCACAAGCAGACCCAGAAAAAACACAATCTTTTGCATCCTCTTCACTCATCGGAGAAGTTGTAGTTAATGATGTTCGTAAGAGTTTAACCAAAGAAACAATTCACAAAGTATTTGGTGATAGTGAGATTGGTGTTGGACTCACCGATATTCGTTCTACATCATCCACTTCACACGATATTCACACAGCAATAGACCACGGACTGAATCGTATCACAAGAGTTACTATCACCAATGGTGGATTGGGTATTGGTTCTGCAACTGCAACAAGTTTTTATAATGCAGGCCTTGTAGGTATTGGAACTTCTACTGTTGGTGGTCATGCAACGGCAAAGATTACTGTTGATGCCTCTGGAACTATCACTGATGTAAAAATAATGGATGGTGGTAGTGCTTATGGAATCGGTAATACACTAACTGTATCTGGTATCTCAACCTTTGCTCCATTTACTGAAGCAGTTCTTACGGTATCGCAAATTTATAATAATGTTGGTGATGTAGTTCAGATTTCGGGAGTAACTTCTACTTCGTATCAGGATTATAATAATCTTTATCGCATCACTAATGTTCCTGTTGGTTCTGCAAAGAGTTTCACTGCAGTATCTGCTTCTTCTGTGTCTGGATTCTCTGCTGCAGTTGGTGCAACTCTTACTTCTGATGCAATCACCAACCTAACTGGAGAGGCACTTAGTGTTAGTTCACTTACTTATAATAATGTAGTTGGTCTTGCAACTATAACAACAAACAATCGTCACGGACTTAAAGTAGATAATAAGATTCGTATTACTGGTGCAAACGAAGCACTTTATAATGGAAGTTTTGTTGTTACTCAAAATGTAAACTTAACTACATTTATTGTTAATATTGGTGTTTCTACAAGTGCTCCAACAGCAACAGGAACTCTCTTTGCATATCGTGAAGGTCTGAGTTCTAATGATGGAGTGATTACTCGTGAGAATGAGAATCTGAATGGAAGAATGATTCCAACATATGCAGGTATTACTACAACACTTTCTGCACTCATTTCTGATGCAACTACTGCAAATGTTAGTATTTTAAATATACAAAATCTTGATATCAATATTGGTGATTATCTGGTGATTGATGATGAAATTGTAAGAGTCAAAACATCTGTTGGAAGCACTCCTACAAACCCAATCAGTGTGTTTCGTGGTGTATTAGGATCTCGTGCAGTTAATCATGCAATCAATAGCGTTATAAGAAGAATTCGTGTTGAACCAATAGAACTCAGAAGACACTCTATCAATAGAGCATCTGGGCACACCTTTGAGTATGTTGGATTTGGTCCTGGTAACTATTCAACTGCACTACCAGATAAGCAGAATCGCTCTATTTCTGTACAAGAAGAACTACTTTCACAATCAACCAGAAAAAATGGAGGTATTAACTTCTATACTGGTATGAATGATAAAGGTATTGCATATGCAGGTAATAAAAAGTTAAGTAGCACTACTGGACAAGAAGAAATCTTTGAGACTCCCATACAAACAATAACTGGTGAGGATATTGGAAATCTTCCAGGATTAAATGTAACCAATGCAGTTGAGGGTAACTTTAGTCGCTCTATTCGTATAGAAGGTGGTCCAGATAGTAAGGCAATCTCTGAATTTAATGGTCCTGTAGTTTTCTCTGAAAAAGTTACCTTAAACTCAGATCTTGAGACAAACTCAATCTTCTTGCAAGGTAATGCAACAGTCTCTAGAAAGTATACTGTAACCACTGCTGAACCAACACTTGCAGGCAACCCAGGTGATGTTGAGTATTTTGATAACCCAGAAAGAGGTGGATATCTTGGTTGGGTTTATACAAAAAATAATGATTGGTATCGTTTTGGAAATATTAGCATTTCTAAAACTGCAAATGTTTATGTTTTTGATCAGATAGGTATTGGCACCAACAATCCAGGAACTTCTCAACTTCTGGTTGGTTCTGGAACCACTCAAGTTTCTATAGATGGAAATGGTGGAGTTGGTATTGGAACCACTGCAAATCAATATAAACTTCACGTTATTGGTGGTACAAATATTGTTGGTACATTAACAGCAACCTCGTTTACTGGTGATGGTAGTGGACTTACTAATCTAAATGCTGCTGCACTTGGATGGACTCAAATATCTGGAGGCATTTATAATACTGCACTTAATAATGTTGGTATTGGTACTTCTGTTCCACGATTTAATCTAGAACTTGGTCCAATCGGAACTTCGTCAACATCACTTCATGTAAATGGAACTTCTACATTTATTGGACTTGTAACCACAGGTAATGTATTTGTTGGAGGTGCTCTTACAGCAACAGGTTCGTATGAAATCAATAATATTTCATCTGGTATTATCAGAGCATCATCTATTGGTATTGGGACAACAAATCCAATCACACCTTTACAAATTGGAACTGCAAGTTCATTGGGTGTCCCCACAAACGGAGATATATTTGCAGTAACTAGCATTGGTAGAGTTGGTGTTGGAACCACTGCACCAAGATCTCAATTGGATGTTGAGGGTACACTAAGAACTAAAATAACCAGAGAGGCAGTTGGTATTGCTACCATTGCATCAAACATTGTTACTATAGATCTTTCTATAGCACAAAACTTCTTACTGTCTGCAACTGATAATGTAAACTCCTTTACTATCATAAATTCTCCAACTGAAGCAAGTTCTTTTACAATAAAAATCGCTCAGGATGCTACTGGTGGAAGAACTATAGATATTGATGACTTTAAAGACAGTGGTGGATCATCAATTCCTGTCAACTGGCCTGGTGGTGGTGTTGTTCCAATTATAACACCAACTGCAAGTAGAAATGACATTTACACATTTAAGACCTTTGATGGTGGATCTAACTGGTATGGTATTGTTGTTGGTCAAAACTTTCTAAACTAAAATGATCGGAAAACAAACGACTCTGGATCTTAATGGTCCTATTCTATCTTTTACACAACAACCACAGTCGGT